AATTTTACAGAATTGTAATTTGTAAAAGGGTTATAATTTGTTAAAAGTTTAATATTATATAAATAAATATCAAATTATATTATTATGGATAAAAATATAATTATGAAAGAAAATATTAATGTAATAACATCAATAAAAACAAATTATTTGTCTTGGATAGTGATTATACTATCTGTTATTATAGTATCACAGCCTTCTATAATTGCTGGATTTATAACATTTTTTACTTTAATGCTTTTCGCTTATTTTGTTCACCGATTTAGCCATCATTCTAAAAACGTGTTTACCATTTTACATCATTATCATCACGAAAACAATAATTTTTTCTCGCATTTTTCACAAATATTACTAGAACTTTCTTTAGGTTTCACAATTCTTCCATATTATTATTTTTTAGGAAGTGATTATGTAGATATATGGACTACTATTTTGTTTACATTATTTTATTCGACAGTTCACAATTACAACTATGGACAATTAAGAGTAAATGATGTGCATTTTTTGCATCATAAAGACATTTTTACTAATATTGGTCCTGACATATGTGATATAGCATTTAATACCAAAAATTGTAAAAATACAGAAGTTGAAAATACGAATCATTATATTCCAAATTTAATACTTATCACAGCGTTCATTTTACTATTGAAACATTTGAGTACAGATGACAAAATCAAAGATGTGATGATTCGTTTATTAATTGTATTTATGGTGTTTTCTATATTAGTTGTTTCAATAAGTTCAGTTTATTTATATGCTACTTATAAAAATGATAAAAATGATAAAAATGATAAAAATGAAGAAAAAGAATCTATAACAAATACAGAAAGTATAGAAAAATAAGATATTTAGGATTGTATACTTATAAATATTATATATTGTATATATAGTATATAGTATGACGGTTGATATATTTGGATATGATATTGATTTAGAAATTTTAATTTTAATTGGGGTATTATATTTAATTATGATAATCCATACATTTATAAGTGTCGCACAAGTTGACGGTGTAAATGATTTTGTTAAAGAAGGGTTTGAAGCATTAAGTCAGGAGTTGAAAGTGTAATAAAAATTATATTAGCGAGATTATATTAGCAGGATTATATTAGTGTGTTATAAATAACATTATATTTTTACCATGTTATTTATATTATGATAAATGAATACGTCTATAAATTAATGGAAAATTTGCCAGATAATATAACAAAGACAGAAAAACCGATAAAAATAGATTTAATATTAGGTGGTGGTGCTTTTAACGGGAGTTATATCTTGGGAGCACTGTATTTTTTAAAAGAAATGGAGAGAAGGAATTATATCATTATTAAAAGAATATCGACTTGCAGTATTAGTTCAATATTAGCCTTATTATATTTAACCGATAATTTAGATAAAGCAAATGAATCTTATTTTGACGTCATTCAGGATTTTAAAAATAAGGGAAATTTGTCCAAGTTATTTGAGATGAAAAAATTATTTGAAAAATATATTACAAATGATGCGTGTAAAAATATAAATAAGAAATTGTATGTCTGTTATAATGATGTAACTACTAATAAAAAACGTGTTGTCAATAAATATAAAAATATTGACGAACTATTTGACACTATTACGCGGTCGTGTTTTGTTCCTTTTATTATAGATTTTCACCCGTGTTATAAAGATAAATATATAGATGGTATCATTCCTTATTTTTTTAAATCTTTTAAATCTAATAAAAATAAAAATAAAAATAAACGTATTTATTTGGACGTATATACGTTAGATAAATTGGCTTATACGATAAATATTAAAAACGAACAAAATAATTATCACAGGTTATTCGAAGGGATGTTGGATATACATAAATTTTTTATTAAAGAATGTAACACGACAATGTGCAGTGATTTAGATAATTGGTCTATATATAATTACACCATTTATTATATTTACGTGATTGTAGAGAAAATCACTTTATTTTTTATAGGTTTTATTTACACTCTGAAATCGTCATTATTAAAAAATAAGTACAATAATATAGTGCCTATTATTGAGAAGACTATCAAGAGTTTTTTAGTATACCATTGTTTTTAAGTTTTAGTTATAAATTTCAAAATAAAAAATATGCATTTATAAAATGACATCTAGTGAAGCAGAAAGTAAGAAACAAGATTTAAAGAAAGACAAGAAACTTAGAGAGAAAAAAGATTTGAAGAAACTTAGAGAGAAAAAAGATGATACATTTAAAAATGAAAAAATAGATACTAATAGAAATATAATTCGACAATTTGGTAATTTTTTTAATAGTATATTTAATTTTAATCGATTAAAAGGTGCAATGTATTTTAATATACATTTGTACGTAGTATTCATAATAGGATTTGCCACATTGTTCACTACATCTATTGCAACCTTAATAGCATTATTAGTAATTGTTAGTATGGATGCTCTTTCAATCGTTGTTTTACATGAATGTCCGTTGACTACTATGGAAAAGAAGTATTTAGGTATTACTAGCTGCGAAATAAGAAATGAATTTTTATACAATTCGGGAATCATGTATACGTGTGAACACGATTATGAAAAACAAATAGAATTGTTGATAAATGTCTGGACGATGATTGCTGGAAAATGCCTGACAATTATATTTCTACAAATGTTCTACATTAAACTATTTGATGTCAGTAAAATATATATTTAGAATTGCTACTTAAAGACGGGTGTACTACATTATGAAGGGGAAATCGTAGATTTTCGAAAAAAGGGGCCAAAAATATTCCCTACACATGAAGGGATGCGATTGACTTTCGAAAAATGAAAAGTATTTTGAAAACTCAAAAATGGACAAAAAAAATGTCCAAAAATGACTTGCCGAAAAAGTCCTTACTGACCGAAATTTTCTGTGACGATATTTGAAAAATATGGTGTCAAACTAAACCAAACATTTTTATTTTGTTATTGTAATTTTTTTTGAAAAAACTTAAAGATTTTTTCTCAATGGAAATAAATGGAAACTTTAGGAAATGCTTTTATGCCAAAATTATGCCCGAAATTTTATTGTAATTTTTGTGATTATGGAACGTCAAAAAAGAGTAGTTTCGCTAATCATAAATTGTCATTGAAACACTCCACCAATATCAGCATTTCCAAAATGGAAATGCCCGGAAATGCTTTTATGCCAAAATTATGCTCAACTACCAATTATTCGTGCCAGAATTGCGACAGATTATTTAATTCTCCATCTGGTTTATGGAAACATAAACAAAAATGTAAAGATAACGATGAAAATGATGATATCAAACGTGATATTAAGGAGTTGGCAAAACAAATTACCGACAAAGATGAACTCATTATGTTCTTAATTAAAGAAAATTCGGAGTTCAAAAACATCATTATGGAGCAACAAACACAGCAAAACAATATTGTAATGAAAGTTTTAGAAAATGGCACGAATAATGTGACGAATACAAATAATAATACTAATACGAATTGTATGAATAATAATAAAACATTTAATCTTCAGTTTTTTTTAAATGAAACATGTAAAGATGCAATGAATATTATGGATTTTGTGGATTCTATCAAACTGCAGCTTTCAGATCTAGAGAAATTTGGCGATGTAAATTATGTAGATGGAATTTCTAATATCATTACTACAAATTTGCAAGCATTAGACGTGACACAAAGACCTGTACATTGTACCGACAAAAAAAGGGAGACTATGTACGTAAAAGATGAAAATAAATGGGAAAAAGAAGATGATAATAAAAGTAAGCTACGAAAGGCGATTAAAAGAGTACAAAATAAAAATATAAGATTGCTTCCACAGTTTCGAGAGAAATACCCTGAATATAAAAATTCGGCTTCAAAAATGTCAGATAAATATGACAAAATGGTTATAGAAGTGATGGGTGGAACAGGAAATGGTGAAACCTCAGAAAAAGAAGATAAAATAATACATAATATATCTAAATGTGTTGGGATTGATAAACTCCAAAATTAATGTCAAAATAAAAAAATTTCTCTCTATTCTATAATGTCAGTTATTTTACACCTTTTTACATTTCAAACGCCGATTTTTATATAGTCTAAACTATACAAAAATTATTTATACTGCTTTTTATTTTTTCTTGTTTTATTCTTTGATACATATTTTTCTGGTCTTTCATAAGCACCCTTAAATATATTTTCATATTTTTCTCTTGGTATTTCATTTAATACTTTTTCTATATTTTTCTTTAATTCATCATAAGTTAATCCATCTAACTTTTGTAATCGTGATTTTAACATACTAAAATAATTTTCAATGCTATTTGTAAAATGTTGATATGGAACAGCGTATAAAATATTATTGTGCTTATTTACTAATGCTTTTATTTTTTCGTTTCTATGAGAACTTGCATTATCTAAAATAATCAATTTATTTCTTAATTTATTAGTTATATTTTGCTCTAAAAAATCAATTAATCTATCTGTATTTATTCCACCTTTTTCATACAAATCCCAATCTACAACACCATCAACATTAATAGCAAATATTCCTGTATATTTTTTGAATACTTCTTGTGATTGTGTTTTTATAACACATCTTTTACCCTTTTCACTATAACAATGATTTCGTTTCTGCAATGATTTTATACTTGTTTCGTCAATACAAATAATATCTTGTATTTTATACTTTTTAACTTCATTATAAAAGTCTGTTAATTTATTGTTTATATTAATTTCTTTACCAAAACGCTTTATAGGTTCGTGTCGTATTCTCGTTTGTTTTAGTGTAATATTATTGTCATTTATAACTCTAAAAATTTGTGTAGTGCTTATGTCTGTTTTATATTTATCTTTAAGTTTTTCATTTAATTCTTGTAGTGTAATTGTCTTGTTCTTTTTTATTTCATCTAATAAAAATTTTACATATTCTTTTTTAACTTTGTAAGCAATAGGTTTTCTATAATGTTTATTCACATTTCCTTCTTTTTTGTATTGATTAACCCAACGCATTAAACTTCTTGGAGAACATTTGAATATTTTACAAACTTCTTCTTGCGTTTTATCTTCCACTAAATAATATTGAACTGCTGTTAATTTATAATCATTACTTTTATGTGTAGGCATAATTATTATAATATATATTTTTATAGTAATTATTTTAATTTAATTAAACATTTTCCTATATCTTGATTGTTATATTTATTTTTTAATTCTTCGTTTTTTTCAATAAAACAATCAAAACACAAGTTGCGTTTTTCATTAGAATATGTTAATTTTATACTTTCACTTGTTCTATTACAACCACCAACGCATTGTTTTGGATAATTCCTATCATTTATTTCAATATTTTTTAACCAAAATGACTTTTTAAATAATTCTTTTAATCTCTTACTTCTTTCTTCAAACTTATTATTTTCTTGAATTTTAAGTTGTTTATCCTTTATATATTCCATAAAAAAATTACAAGGTTCATCATCAATGTCAAATTCTTCTCTTAATTTATCCCACATATTCTTTTTAGCGCATCTAAAATATAAATAATTTTTATCTTCATTTTTTCTAATATCACAAGGCAAACCACATTTACATAAAGGTAAATCTTTTATATAATTATTATCAGGATATTTATATTCAACATCAAATCTCGTATATTTTCCACCTCTAATTTTATTCCATTCATCTTTTTTATGTGTCATTAAACATTCTGCGATATTATTTTCAGCACATAAATTATCATAATAGTATTCTTCATTTTCATCATTAAAATCTCTTAATTTGAATCCTTTATAATTTTCGTGCCAAACACCATCTATAATTTTGCTTACATATTCATTATAATCCATAAATTTACAAATAGTATTTACTTTGTAAATAGCAACTATTTCTTCTGGTGAATATGTTGAAGTATTTAATCCTCCAATTCCTCCTTGATGTTCCCAGAATCTTCTATATAATCTACTTGTCTCTCCTACATAAAAATAATCGTCTTCACACCGTAATATATAAACCCAGTGCATTTTCCTTATATTGAATGTAGTTATATATTTAAGTTGTTTCTTTATGTTTCTTTGTTTCACAATG